CTTTTACTTCTGATTCTGATTGAGGAGCATCTTGTCCTCGAAGGAATGCAGCAGCTTGGCTACGCTCATATTCATAAAGAGGGTCACGTTGTGAACCACGTTGAGAACCTCTTGGTCCTACATCTTCTACGCCACCTGCTCTTGCTTCTCGTGACATACGTCTTTCAAACTCTTCTGTAGTTTCTTTACCTTCTGTAAGTTTACGAGCCTGTCTACGTTTCTTAACATTTGTTTGTTCTTTACGAAGCTCACGTAGTGGACGAGATGTCTGACCCTTTAATTCTTTTTCAACTTCTTTTCTATAAAATGCTTGCATTGAACGAGGAAGCTCACTGATTTCTCCACCACGTTTAAGGAAGTCTTTAATAGATTCAGTCTTTTTAATTTTGCTAGTAGCCTTTTCAAACTTTTCAAAAGCTGCCCTTGCCTTATCTTCTTGTCTCATTTTCTGGCGGCGGCGAACCCCCATAGCTCCTGCGCCTTTTTCTTTACCTTTTTATCTTTTGCCTTTTTCTCTGAATCACTTTTTTTCTTTGCACGTATTTGAGCTTTAGCAAAACGCTCTTTAGCTTTTTCAGATTTAACAGCAGAGTCTACAGCTTTTTTACCAAACTGTTTATTAGCAGCTGCTTTACCTATATTTGCTATTGCTTTTATTATTTCTGTTTTCCCTGCCATTACAATCCTCCTTCGATTGTGTTATCACCGCCACCTGTCGAAGCAGGAGTTTGCATATCATCACGGCGTGTTCTTCTTGATTGGTTACGAAGTAACCCTATTGAATTTTGATATTCCTGCTCATAAATTTGTTTAGCTGTATAATTCTTCATAAAACCTAAAGCCTCTGACATACAAGCTGCATACAAAGCGTCATAGCAAAACTCACTAAAGTAATTGCTATTTGTTGCGCTAGTCAAAGTTGTTGGCCTAGTAACATAAACAAGCTCTCCGCTGTAAGTAGCACTAGCTGTAGGGGCAAAGCGAACTTGCGTATTTGTTCTTTTTGCATAATACTTGGGAGTTCCAGTGCTTGCTGATACAGGCCAGTAATCATTTATAAATTCATCCGTTCTCTGAAGTAAATTAATTTTAGTCCCATTATCTGTAATATTAATGTTCTTAACTATTCTTGTTCCTGTTGGTAGTGTATAATCATTTGTTCCAGCAGAAAGAGTAATAGATGTTATAGTCACAAGACCATAATCATCAAGGGCTTTTGTTAGTCGTTCCTCTGCACGATTGACAATCTTAGGGATATGATTGACAAACTCTGTGCCATCATTCTCTGTAGTCTCGATAATATCGTTTACAAGATATGTGTAATTAGCCATAATAGATAGTCACAGTTGCCGCACTTACAGGAAGTGTTACAGATACTGTGCCTGTCATACGAATACCGCCATCAAGGAAATCTTGGTCGGTTGAATCACTTGCTGATGTATTAGCAAACTTAATGATATTGCCTGTTACAGTACCAAAAGGGTCTGTGGATGTTCCAGCAATTACAAAGTCACCTACGCCTGTAGCATGAATAGCACGTATTCTTGTATCTTTTAGTGTAGCTCCTGATACAGTATCGACAGCATCACCTGATGTAGACACAAAAGACACTCTAAGATTAGTCATATGTATACTCCTAGTTATAATCAGATACACCTATTATACACAAAAAAGGGGAAAGATACAACGACCTTTCCCCATAAAACTTAATTTAGTTTTTGTGATAATCTAGTTCTTAGGAAGAACCAGCGTTACCGTAGAAGCCTCTCCAGTCAGAGAAACCGAAGCTATAACGCTCACGAGCTTTAAAGCGAAGGTTTCCTGTGTCGAAGTCTGGCTCCATTTTAGTTTGCAACGGCGAACGTACAAACATCTTAGCACCATTCGGAACATCAGTTTTGATGAAGAAGGCGTTAGTATCCGTAAAGCGGCGGTTCACAAAGAAACCTCCAGGTACAAGACCTTGGTTACGGATTGAGTTGATGTCGTTTACGTTTGTGACACCATCAGTACCAAAGGTGCTAACAGTTGTCGCCATTGTGCTGTTCAAGATTTGGTCAGCAACAAACGCCAAGTCAGATGGAATGTGGAGGCTTTCGGCTTGTGCGCCAATCAAGATACCACGGTCATCTTTTGTTTTGGAAATGCTGATAAGAGCAGTTTCCAGTGATGCTTCCGACAGGTCAGCAGCAGAAAGCAAGTTGCTTTGGTTGCCATCACCAATAGTCGGGTGCGTAGCGGAGAAGAAAGGTTGTCCATCACCACCAGCAAAGCTTGAGTTAAAACCGTTGTTGAAAACATCAGCAGCTTTAACTTGTTTAGTATTTGCCATCGCACGAGCCAAGCCTTTGGCACGTAGTTTAGCAAATGTGTCATAAAGATTATCTTCCATAGCTTCTTCTGTGACAGCGAATCCAAGAGCGATAGTCTCGTGTGTGTAACGAGATGTAAAGCTTTCAGAAGCGTCATCGTAAGAAACAGCAGCACCCTCACCTTTTACAGGTGCAGTACCGAAGCCAGTGAAGAGGACCTCTTCTTCGAATGCACGGTCACTGTTTTCAGTTTCAAACAGTGGAGCGTGTTCATCAGCGACTTCCCCATACTCAAGACCAAATACGGCATTGAGACCAGGGAGTAGCTCTTTAGCAATAGATGCTCTATTAATAGCCATTGTTATTTATCTCCCCTTAGTTAGTTGTTGTTACTGGAGCAGTCACGAAAACATTACGGAAGTTGTCAGCGTGAAGATTCAGTAGAACTTCAATTTTGGTTGCGGCATCACCAGTTACATTACCTGGTTCGTCAACTACACGGATGACTTTAAGGTCTAGGCCAGTAGTAGCGGCGGTATCACCCGCAGCACCTGCACCAGAACGACCTGTAAAGGTAGAGCCTGTAGTAATTGAAGTGAATGCCATTGTTTGTCCGACAGCACCAGCAGTAACTGATGCATCGCATTGAATTTCGTAGACTTGAGCAGGATTATCTACTACAAGACCTACAGCGTTAGTGGCAGATGTGCCACCTGGCCAATATGATTTGAAACTTCTGTTCCCCGTCTTCTACATACCGACAGCCTTGGAAAACACCAATCGTTGTTTGACCAGTAGAGGTCAATGCTTGAATGGTCCCGCCAGATACACGGACAGGAGTACCTGTATAAATGGTAGTTGCTTGACCTGAAGCAATCGGGTACTCATTAGTACCGTGACTGTTAGGTGCGCCACCACGAATACGAGTAGGAGTCAAACCATTAGGACTATATGTTGCAGTCATTTTTTTATCTCCTAATTTGCATAACCAAGGCTAATATGTTTAATCGAACTGTGGTGAACGACCCTTGGTTACATTGGTTTTACTTGAGTTTGAAAATTGGCATACGGCGGTCACTAGCATTCTCAAGTTGTGAATTAACAGCTTGTACCATTTCCGCAGATGCGTTTTCAAAAATGTCTTTGTCGAGCCATAGCTTTACCTTTCGGCATTTTGACAAGGGCTAAAATCGCCTCGACAGATTGTACCTTTGTAACGACCATCATCCTTCACCATTGAAGTATGGGCCATTTCAGGTACTTCATCCAGATTAACAAACTCCCAGCCTTCGGCTAGTCTTTTACCAACATTCGTATAATCATCTGCACCTTTTAGGGATATACGTATCCAACGAAGTGTTAGTCCATCATTACTGAAACGATTAGTTACAGAGTTAGGAATATCTAAAAGGTTTGGTTCACGGTATTCGTATGTTTCTTCTTCTCTGGTTTCCAGTTCACGAGTCTGGGTCTCACGTGTTTTTTTACTTGTCATTGGGTTTCCTCCACGCTATCGGTTAATTGTAGTATACTCACCTTCGGCTCTTTCAACTTTGAGCTTTTCGGCTGCATACTGTTCAAGTGATATACCCCACTTATCTGCTAGACGGACATCCTCTTGTGTGAGTTTAACCTTCTTGCTTGATGAGGTTGATGGAGTGCGTGAGGCTCCAGCGACCACTTGAGCAGGTTGTGACGTTTCCTGCGGCACGGGGTTGGTAGCAGTATTGCCACCAAATTTATTCGGAAATGTCAAAGCTAGTCGCTTATCAATTTCTTCATAATAGTCATCTTCTGATGGGTCAAATCCTTCTGCTACAACTTGATTGTCAATTTCAATAGCAGCTGCTGTTAAAACACGGTCCGATTGAAACCAAGAATTTTTTTCTGCCCATTCTTGTGCTTTTATTTGCGCATTTTCTGTATGTGCCTGTGGATAATATGCTTGTTGTAATTGTTCTTCAGTATATTCTACAGGTTGAAAAGATTCTGCTTGTTTTTTAAAGTCTGAAAGTTTAGTTGAATCTATTTGTGCATTGTTTAAAGTTTGCTGTGCTTCAACAATTTTATCTGCATCACCGCTTTCTACTGCTTGTCTATAAGCTGATTTAGCTAGTTCAATTCTTTCAGTTACTTGTTTTTCATTAGATTCTACGTTGTTATTAAGAAGAGCTTGATATTCTTGTTCTCGTTGCTGCAGTTGCAGCTGCATTTGTTTTTGTTGTTGAATAAGCTCTTCAACTTGAGATTCTCTTTCTTTTTTTGTTTAACTAACTGGCGTATTCTTTTTTGTGCGCCAGAAGTTTCAATACCTTCTAGTTCTTCTTTATCTTCTTTATCTTCTTTATTTTCTTTTGTATTTTCTATTTGGGGTTTTTCTACTTCAACTTTATCAGGTTGACTTTCCTCTTCACCCTCTATTTCAAATTCTACTTTTTCTTTTTCTTCACCTTTATTAGGTTCAATCTTAGACCATTCAGTCTGTGACATATTACTTTACTCCTTTTAACGTCCACAGCGAAAAAGACGAATTACGCTGTTGCTATATATTATATACTATAAATTGTTATCTCACAATAGTGCTTAGTTAGATAAATTGTAGGTTGGGTCTAAATCTTTTGAATCTTCGACTACCATTTTAACATCGTCATCGAAAATAAGCAATAGCTGAATACCTTTATAAAAGAATTTAGTTCCGCTATGCTTGCCATAACAAATGTAATCACCTTCTTTACACCAAGGGCGACCTTTGAACTTGTCATCAGCATAGGCAAGATTACCCACTCGTAGGACACGCCCAACTGTAGTGAGGTAAGCCATATCCGATTTGAGAGAGTCTGGTAGAATAATTCCACCTTTAGTTTCAGATTTAACAGACACAGGCCGTACCAAAATGTTGTAACCAGGAACTTCTGGTAAAACTTCTGGGTCAGGTACTTCAGCGTCTGTAATCCATTCATCGTTTTTTACTGCGTTAGAAATTGCTTGCATATTAATCCTCTTCAATATATCTATTGGTAATATCTTTAATTATACTAATTGAAATCTCAAAGCCATTGATTACTCCAACAGCTTCACGATAACTAGGATAATCCGAAACACTTCCATATGCAAGCGAATTTTTTACTTCATCAATTTCTTTTTGAAGTTGTTTTATTAATTCTTCATAAAGCATCTATATACCCTGTTGATTCTTTAACATATCTTCTAAAATTTTAGTTGTTACTTTTGCTTCTTCAAGGTCATTACTTTCTTGAGCTTTAATTAAATCTGCTAAAACATCCATTGCTTTTAATGTTCGTTTAGCATTTCTATCTTCTTCTTTTTGAGATACTTTTAATTCAGCTTCTGCTCCTTGTGCTTGAGCATCAAGTATAATCTTTTGTTCTTTTAGAGATAAGTCACGATTTTTAAGTTCAGCATCTACTTGAGCTTTTGTAGCTTGTGTTTGATTTTTAGCTGCTTCAATCTGAAGTTTTTGTTTTTCTATTTCCAACATCTGCTGTTCAGGGCTAGGTTGTTGTTGTTGTTGTTGCATCATAGCTACATTTGCTTGAGTAATTTGTTGTGCAGCTTGAGCTTGAACCATGTCAATATATGTAGGATTAAGAGCAATTTGAGCCTGTACTTCTGGATTTTCAAGAGCTTGTTGATATAATCCCATCATCTGCTCTTTATATTTTAACATTTGATGTTGTGATATGTTTTCTTGTAAAGCTCCTGCTAATTTATTAAATACAGGATTCTGTTGATTTGAAGGGTCTTGTAAGTAAGCTGTTTTAACAGCAATATGTCCATCATGGTTTTGACCTTCAAAAGCTTTAATAGGTTTACCTTCTGCAGCTTGAAGAATATCAGTCATTGGGTCATTAGCCTCTGCTTCTTCTTTGTATGGCATTAACTTATCAATATCAGGTACATTTGCTGCTGTAAGAAGCATACGATTAATTGCTTCCATATCAAACATATCAGGTGGTGATTGTGCAGCAATCTGCTGTACCATTTGTATTAACATCATACGTTGAGCATTAGATGGAATATTAGGGTCTGATACAGGAATAATATCAATACGACCATCAAAATCTTTTTTGAATATACTTGTATCTAACCCTGGAAGTTGATATGGATATTCATTAGGTAAAAATTCATAGTCAACACGAGCAAGAATCTTGAACTCATCGCCCTGTGCTTTGTGTAATCGCTTGTGGATAGCACTGAAGAATTTACTTGATGCTTCCAGTAACGCCATTGTTGTACCAACAGGACCATAGCCTCCGCTATCTGCAATTACTTGTTCAGTGGAGTCTGCAAATTTTTGACCAGCCCCCGTAACAAAAGTGAGCATGTTAAACAAAGTATTAGAAGGCTCTTTAAAGGGAAGAGGAACAATAGCCTTAGAAAGGTCAACACCTGTAGCTTCCACTTCCTTAAATTCACCTGGAGCAATCGGGTCGTTGTCGCCCACGATTCGTACTCCTTTAGCTTTGAATCCACCTGGAAGATTAGCGAACTGACCTGCATCAAGAAGACTCCGCATAGCAGCAGTGGCAGACATAGTAAGATTGCCAAGGAAGTGAATAAGCCCCAACCCATAAAAACCAAAACCAGGAACATATCTGTAATGGGTGAAGTGCATTTTCTTTTCATATCGCTCATCCCCTTCTTTCCAGTTACGGCGAATTGATAGTACAGCACCAGTAGTTTGTTCTACTGTTACAATATATGGACAAGGGCTTTTACCTTCATGCTTTGTATCTTCTGGTAACTCAAGGTAACAGTGTTGCTCAAGTAACACATACTGAGGGTCATTATCTCCAGCAGGGGATAAACCTAATACCGTATCCATTTTAGATGCCATACCAGATAGTTCAGGTATGCCAGCATTAGGAAGGTCAATATCAGCATACATACCTGATACCATATAACGTGCCATATCTACAGGACTACGATATATAACATGTGTATATCTATCTGCTCTGCGTAAATCAGTAGCATAATAATTTACATAAAATTGGTCAATAGGAACAAACTCACTTACAGGACGTTGAAGTGAAGCATCATAATAAATCTTTTTAACAGCTGACCCAATCAAAGGTAGGTGGAACAACATACGCTCGAACTCATCAAAGTATTCAGGCATCTGTGTTGTAACCTGATAGTTCATAAAGTTCTGAACACGATTAGCTTGTTGTTCTTTTTCTAAAGTAGACTCACCTAGAACTCTAGCTCTTACTGGTCCTTTTGCAGGGAATAATTCTTGTGATGCTTTTGATTGGAACTTAACAGCTGACTCAATCAGCAATGGGTGAACAGCAGTAGCCGCACCCTCAAATGGCTCAGTGGTATCCTCTAGTTTCAAACCAAGTAAGTCAAAGCCACGTTCAAACATAGATTCCCATTCAGCACGAGAATCCCTATCTGCTTCAAACTTATCTATTACTGTGTTGCCAATTTCTTCAAGAGTAGCTTCGTCTAGTTTGTCTACAAGGTTCTCAAAAAAATCAGACTCAACTTCAATCTCAACCTCAATATCAGAACCTTCTGCTGAGAAGTCTACTTCTACTTCTCCTGTCTCTGGGTCAACTTCGTAAGACACGTTAGCAGATACTGGTTCATCTACCTTTATCTGTACTACGTTATCAGTTGGAATCTGTTCATATGGGTTTTTTTCTGTAGCCACGTTAGTGTTCCTTTAATACAATCTATTGTGAGGTGCGCCGTCCTTTTTTATTTTTAGCTTTAGAAACTTTGCCTACCCTTTTTTAATAACATAGAATCAGGGTTTTTTTTGGTCGGGCTTTTTGTACTTTTCTTTTTAGGTCTTTTTAGATTTTTACGTTTATTTTTTTTTCGTTCTTCTAAGTATTTTTTAGCTCCTCTTGCTGCTCCAAGAACTGATGTAGGGAAAGGCATTACTATTCCTCCTTGTGTATGTGTAAATTACGGATGAGCTTATTATAACACTAAGTCCTCCAGTATCCAACCCTCTTTTGTCTTCTTGGGTTATAATCATCTTCCCAGCTAGGGTCTTCGGGGTGTGTTACGTTCCAGCTATCCTTCATGTAGTGTATCGCCATCGTCATCGCATCCACTTGGTCATCATGTGCGCCATTGGGGAATGCAAGGCACTCATCGAATAAATCCTTTGCCCACTCCTTACCTCGTGGAATGTAAAGCCGTCCTGCTTCCATTATGGGGGTTGCAGAGTACACACGAGATACCTTATCCCTGTCTGGCATATATTCTAACACAGGCAGTCCAGCTTTACGCATGTCCTGTATCAAGGATTGTCCAGAGGCTTTCTTTTCTACAATACAGATGTCAGGCTTGTGTCGTTGGAAAAGGAACTGTGCTGTACGCCGCAGGTCTGGATACTCGAACCTATCCTTTACATTACCAAGTAATATAAGATTAGGAACAACAGACTCTACTCCAAACTCATCCTCTTCGACTTGGTGAAAGATGCCCCACGTCTGGATGACACTGTAGTCTGCCGTCTTCCTTGTTGAGAAGGCTGTATCATAAGTCTGGATAATAAGCTCGCATTGCGGTGGGTCTTCATACTCCCACCACTCAAACCACGATTTCTTGATAATCCCACCTTCATCTGGTGACGGATTTTGCATGTACAAAGTGTCCCAATACCTAGACCCATTACTAGCCCGTATTTCTTGTTCATCTGTTCTTAACACCTCATCTGGTTTCCACTCAGGGAAATAGCTGCCACCTTCAGGCAACCCTAGTAACTCTGCAGCAGTCTCGTCCAACCACGCAGGTATACTGATTACTTCCCATTTGTTTTCTGTTAATTCGTTCTCCTGCTTCAACAACCAGCCACACAGGTCATCAAAGTGATACCGTGTGTTAATAATAATGATAGCACCATTCGGCATCAGACGTGTACGCAGACCTGAAGGCCACCACTCCTTGATGTACCTACGCCCTGCCTCTGAGAATGAATCCTCCTCAGACATAACGTCATCCAGTAGTGCAAGGTGCGCACCACGACCAGCAATCTGTGAGCGTACACCAGCAGCATAGTAAGAGCCGTTGTGATTCGTCTTCCACTTACCAGCAGCCTTCACATCACTCCGTAGGGACACACCCTTGAAGATACGCTGGAACTGCTCATCATTCACAATGTCTCTGACACTACGTCCAAAGTCACTAGCCAGCTGGTCACTGTGTGAGATAGACATAATCTCGTGGTTACTGAAATGACCTATGTACCACGATGGAAAGAGCTTGCTGGTAATCAGGGATTTACTTGAGCGAGGTGGCAGGAATATCATTAACCTTTTCAGGTCTCCCTCTGCTACCTTTTGTAGTCTGTCACACAACACCTCAATGTGTCTGCCCATCTTGAAGTCTGTAACAAGAGTAGGAGCTACCATCCTAACATAAGTAAGGAAGTCTTGCTTTGCTTTCTTTTTGATGTAGTTCTTGAGTGTGTTATTGAAACCCATATGGGCTTCTAGTGGTGATGTTGTAATAATGTCACTGCTTTGCATAAATGATACCTATGTTGCGTAAATGATGTATCTACGTCTATTGTATCTCTCTCGAATNNGTGCTAAAATATTCTTACTTTAAAAGTTAGGGGTGATATATATAACCCCCGCCCGTATTGTTAATTATACACACAACCCTCCCAATATACAAGCACATACTTAGATAACTACAGAGAACTACGGCAGCCCCGCCGTGGTTTTTTTTTATCTATGATACACCTCCTTTATTTACTCTACTACTAGACCACCACTTTACTCATTTCTATTTCACATTCAGTTACCAAATAGGTTACTGTGAGAAACTTCCTTATTTTACTCGATATATGGCAGGGGTATATTATATATATGTGTGCGTGACGCTTTTGTGTGTGGGGGTGCATTATGCGAGAGGTCTGTATAGACGCTGTATATACCAAAAGGATGCTTTTTGTTGTAAAAATATCACAGTATTTCCATAGATTTACCCAAATCATGTGATGGTGTTGCATAATTCACACAGTGAGTTCGTATAATGCTACCCATATACCCCCCCATGTGTTGCATATGTACCACACCCCCTCCCCCTATTGTTTAATAACTTCAAAGAGTTAGTAAACAACATACATACATACTTGACATGCATTGAGGAAAAAGCTTAATATAATAATAATTTATTTATTTATGAATAAATTATATATTATTATTAACATTGATGAGGTAGAATGATGATGATACTGGATTTGATATTAGGGTTTGTTTTGCTTGTGTTACTGCCGATTGTGATGCTCGTACCTACACCAACACGAACACGTCCACTCACTGAAGGTGAGCAACGTAAGCTAGACAGCTTGCTGANNGAACTAGACGAACTGAANCATCAAATACGAAAATTCTTAATAAAATAATAATTTATTTATTTATGAATAAATTATATATTTATATTAACCTTAGAGAGGATTATGGTTATGGATAATACTAGCACTATCTACTTTGTAGAAGAACTTGAAAACTACACNGGTCACGGCGAAACAGCTTATGCTGTCTCTAGTGTCTACGAAGGTGTTGTGTCTATATGGGACAACAAGGACTTCGCCTATCAAATCTGTGAAGATTTGGAANNTAGCAACTAATACGGAGTATTACAATGGTATCCTATCGGACTGAACTCGAAGAGTATTGCTTTTCAAGCACTGATGAACTCAGAACATTCTTAAAAGAAGAATGGCTTTACAATGAAAAAGATATTGACACCTTGCTCGAAGAGCGTTATGAAGAAGACCAGTTCACTGGTAAGAGCGAGAGTAGCACATCCAAAGTAGAACTTACACCTGACAATTCAGGTGGATTTACACAGTGGTATCTTGCTGTTGAAACAGTGACAAACACTTATAGCAACTAATACAGGAGTATTAACTATGTCTAACTACAATCTGCTATCTGTTGGCAATAATGCCAAGACTGTAAAGGGTGATGGGTCAGAGTATCTGACTGCTATCCTGTACCTAGCACCTGCTGACAACGTGAAGGGTGTAAACCTATGCCCCACTGCTGAACTTGCAGGATGCAAGCAAGCGTGTCTGTACACTGCTGGCCGTGGCAAGATGTCCAATGTACAAGCTGGACGTATCCGCAAGACTATCCTGTGGAGAGACAATCGTGTTGTATTTTTGCAACAGTTACGGGAAGATATTGCAAAGTTCCAGCGATACTGTGAGAAGCGTGACATACAACCAGTCGTAAGACTGAATGGCACATCAGACATCATGTGGGAAAATCATATTGATTTTGAGAATGAGTTTCCAGATGTCCAGTTCTACGACTACACAAAGATTGTGAAGCGTGTCTATAAGACACAACCAAAGAACTATCACCTTACACTGTCATACAGTGAAGCCAATCCAAGATATGCTGATGAAGTACTGAGAGCATATAATGCTACAGGATGTAACATTGCTGTGGTGTTCAGGCATCCTGCATCCGAACTTGTGAACTGGCGAGGCTTACCTGTACTTGATGGAGACAAGGACGATTTACGCTTTCTGGATGCACCTAGACACATTGTAGCATTGTATGCTAAAGGTGAAGCTAAGAAAGACACAACAGGATTTGTATTACAAGGTAAACACATAAACCTTGAAGTAGCCTAATAATTTAATAAGTTATAAAGTTCTTACGAATAACTTATATAAATATATTAGTAACAGTAGTAACCATAAACATATATAGGAGTTTTTAAAATGGTTAAATTCAAAGCACTCAACGATGGCACAAGTGGTTTTCGTTTTCGTATCGGTAACACTGAAGGTATCTACCGCAAGCGTGGAGTAATCAGACGCTTCGGCCTTACCAAGGGTAAGACTACCAATGGTGTACACTTCGGCAAGCGTAGCTTGTACATCGAGAAGCGTAAACCACAGCGTAGCTTCTGGAACTTAACAGCCGCCTAAACCTTTCGGCTTGACAAAGCACCTAGGCATGTGTTAAAACTGCCTACATAAACAACTATGGAGTTTTTGATATGAATGTTANAATGTCGCTTACAGTGACGCAGAACCAAGGATACAGCTTCTCAATATCACAAGAAGCNANCCTATCCACANCTTGTNGANGTAGCTTTGTTNGATAATTACTGGAACTTTGTTCCTTGTAAAGACTGGTGTNCACTGTATGTGGGTGATGACTACGATGATGATGTAGTCCGAATGGTCAATGGTTTTGACGTATTGGACTTACTTGGAATGGCTAAAGCATATGTATATGGAGTAGATTATGACTGCGNAGAAGACTTCGATTTCAGTGTACAAAATTGTATGTAAAGAAACCACGACAGAAATTTACGAGATAGAAGCTATCTCAGAAGAACAGGCACGGGACTACCTATTGCTTGACGGGACGCTTAAGCCTGTATATAGCAAGCTAACAGTTCACCCGCCTACTGTGAAAAAGATTAAACATGATGGAGATTTCCTAAAGAAAGCGAGTAGAAAATGAGTAGAGATGCGGTATATCAATCACAGATTGAAGACGAATACAGCGAACTTGTTATGAAAGTAGAATTTATATACGACATTCTAAGAAATAGAATGGGTCACTTTGAAACTGTCGCTGACCTTGAAACAACAAGAGAAGTAAACAACTACGCCAAAAGTTTGGCGGAGGATACAGAAGAACTACTAGACTTTCTGAAAGAAAGAGAATTTGTGAGTAACACATGATGATTGATTTTGAAAACACAATGACCACATCAGAGATGCTGATGGAAGATGGCTGGGGTAGGCACGAACCTGACTGGCTGATGATTGAAGAAGTACGCAGTGCCTTGGAAGCTGTGACAAATGCTGACTACTGGGTGTATGATGCAGGTGAATACTTCTACCTAGACGATGACGCAGAGGAACAAATCCTGACAGAGCAACAACTGAAAGTTGTAAGCGTGATGTCTGGGGTACAGATTGAACTGGTAAAAGATTATCTTTTAGATTATATTGGAGCGTAATATGGGTAAGAATTACAAAGTAACTGTGTCTGCGGAAGACCTAGCAGAACTACTGGTAGCATCACACAGATATGTAGATTTTTTTGAAAGACCACACACAAGTGCTGTGTTAGTTGAAGCACAAGATACTATACGAGAAGCTCTCTATGAGAGTGGATACTGGACAAGCGAAGAGGAGTAACTATCATGTCCGATATTAAAAAAAGACCCGTAGCATATGGCGGTAATGTGTCTGGTCACGCCACCATAACGATTGAGATAGGTTTTGGCTATGACCTAGAAGACCTATGTTGGCTTGACTTCTATGGTGAAGTCGGTGACACTGAGGAAGACCTATTAGACCAGATTAATGCTGACATAGAGAGAAGCATAGAGAGCGAAGTAACCCGTGAAATGGAAAACTTAGGATACAGAAGCGGAGAACCAGAGGTTATCGTTGCTACAAATTTCAACATGTTAGACTACAAAATCTCTGAGATAGATATAGAAATGGAAGACGTATATGAAGATGCTGACAAAGATGCTTAAACAAAGAGAGATGCCACAGGACACAACAGTATGCTGGGCAAGCGGTCACTTCCTGACCAACGAACTGCCTGACAACTGGATGGACATGGACGAGGCTGATGTGTTTGAATTTATTGAAGAACATACATGCGAGGACTACGAGTTTTTCCTACCCGAAAGACTGTTCGAAATGATGACACACCTAGCAGAAGATGCATTACACAACAAGGAGCGTATCAAATGATGCAAGCAATACTGATTAATCCATTCGACAAAACTGTCGAGGAAATAGAATACTCTGGAGACTGGAAGGACATATCTTCTTTACTGGAGTGTGACTTATTTACCACAGTTTATTTCAACGAGACTACTGATAGTGTGTTCGTAGATGACGAAGGACTATATGTAGAAGACCAAGCGTTCTTTACATTCGGAGATTGCCCACAGCCACTAGCAGGTCGTGGTCTTATCTTGGGTTGTAATGACGATGGTGATAGTGTAGACTGTGAGACTACGCTTGAGGAAGCTAAAGCTATGGTGACGTTCTTAGGTAACAATCCTGTGGCTATGCCAGAGCCTAGCTTTACTGTATTAAGTTTTGATGACGATGAAACTAAAGAACTGTTGGAGAGGTTTTACGATGCCTAATTGGTGTAATAATTATATAGTAATTAAAAGTGATGACAAGGGTTACTTACAGATGCTGTATAACAGCCTTCGTAAAGATGACCCAGAGTTCCTTCCTGTGTTAAGACCTGTGCCTAGAGGTGAACACACTTGGTCTAACTGGGATGGTGCTGGTGACGTAACCAAGACGCTTGATGGTGACTATGACTGGGATTGGTGCATCACACACTGGGGAACTAAGTGGGATATAGATGTGAACAATGCGTCCTATGATGGCAATGAGTTGCACATAAGCTTTAGCAGTGCTTGGTCTCCACCAGTGGAGGCACTGCAGTATGCCGCAAATAAGCACGGGTTCACCTTTGAACACAGCTACTACGAGGGCGGCATGATGTTTGTAGGACATGCTACCGAAGATGTTGATGATTGTTACAGCTACACCTACGACAAGCCGCCAAGTGAGGAAGTCCCAGAGTTTCTGCTGGATGAGTTCCCTTGGATACAGCAAGACTATGATGAGTGGTTAGAAGAAAAGGAACTAAAGGATGCCTAGAGAAAAAAGATATTTAGGTAAAGCAGTGATGGAGTTTGACATGTGGGTTGAGTTCAATGCAAGCGACATCCCTGCAGGTATGGATGAGCATGACTATGCCCGTCACCTAGCTGATATGGGTAGCTGGCAGGAGGAAGAGCCGTTGTCTGGTGACTTCAGAATTTATGATGTGTCTTTAATAGAGGAGTAAGAAATGGTTGACATCCCCTTTAGTATCTCATATACTGAGGTAGTAATCATGCTTGGTGTGTGGCTTAACGCACTGATTAACTTATACAATTTCACTAACAACCGAAAGAAGTGATACAATGACAGATAAACAAAGATACGAAGTAACATTTGTAATCGAGACTGATGTAAAAAATGTAGGACACCTGCCTTGGTATCCCCTTATAGGTGACGAGGTTATGCCTATGGAGTGGCTGGAGTATGTTCAAATACGTCCTATCGCTCAAGGGGAGATGTCTCTTGCAGACCTTACACCTGATGACAGTTATACTGTGCTTGACATGACCTACCAGAATGACGAGCCACCCCTGACTGCAGAAGAATTGAAGTTACCTGACTACATTAATTTGGTGGTAGATAATGACGCAGAAGATACCGAAGATAAATCCGATAGCAAAGACCCTTCGGGAGAATAAGTATGCCCAGAAAAAAACAAAGCCCAGCAAAGGCAAAGGCTCTTACAAAAGAGACAAAGCAACTATACGTTCAGTTGACAGTGGAGATACCCAAGAAGGGTAATGAACACGCAATCTTCTGGGACTGGGAAAAGATAACAGGATTAAAGGTTAAACAACTGGTCGTAGCAAACGTCCCTACAAGCGAGGAAATATAAAAAGGATGAGTAACAAGCACAAAAATATGGCTAAGAAATGGCATGAAGATTGGGTTGCAAGTGATTGTTTTTACAAACAAAAAGGAACTTACTTCTATGCTACAGGTAAGAAACAAAATACCTACTGGAGAAACCAACGCCTTGGCAAGGCTTGGGAACACGAGGAGATTTGGAATACATAATGATGATGGCAGAAGCGATACTGTGTCTTGCGTTGAACATTTATCACGAGGCACGTAACCAACCTACGATTGGACAGATAGCTGTTGCACAGGTTGTAATGAATAGAGTAGGAGATGACCGCTACCCTGATGATGTGTGTGGTGTTGTGTATCAGGGGTTGCATTACGAGAGTGGTCATCCTATAATGAATAAGTGTCAGTTCAGTTGGTATTGTGATGGCAAGTCCGACACACCTACTGACGAGACTGCTTACAGATATGCAGAAGATGTAGCAGAGATGGTTGTTACAGGTAACACATACAGCCACCTTGATGGTGCAACACACTACCACACGACAGAGGTAGCACCAGCGTGGGCTTCGGGTAAGAAGTTTATCGTTAGGATTAACGACCACCTTTTCTACAGATGGGATTAATATGTTTGAGAAATCTAAAGCAATACTTGTACTATGTAACGAAGAGTTTGAAAAGCCAAGCCGTTCAGTTGCAGAAGCTTTCTTAGGCTCTGATGTAGAGATGCTACAGTTGGATGATGGGCGACAGCTTTTGTTTGCTCACAGTCCTACATCTTCTGCACCCCTGAATGAAGAGGCAACAGGCATACTCAATAAGGAGAGCCGCAATGCTCTTACCTTTGTGTATGGCAATGCCATTATGTTGGAAGAAGAAGCGAGGTGGAGTGATGAAAATTATTAGACGTTCTGTGTATTCAAATGACCTACACGTTTTAGATTTACCTATCAGCTATAGTCATGTCAGGCGTTGGCAGCAAGGTGCTGCTATGTCCTTTTGTTTCCCTGACCTTACAGAAAAGGAAAAGAAGTTCTTAGAATTTGGTGCAACAGAGGAAGAAGAGATTGAGATAGCAATGATTGAAAGAACATTTGAGGAGCATCCGATTAACTAATGGAAAGACAAACTAAAAACTTATGGGACAAAGATAAACGAACTTTGTTTAGAGAATTGTATCATCAGTATCTTGATGAAGGCTACTCACAAAAGGAAGCAAAGAAGCTGGCAAGTGAAGAGGCTGATGATATATACGGCGAGGCTGTAGACTTTGCCTTTGAAGTAGCAGATGCGGAGCATGACTATGATTAAAGACCCAGAGGAGCGCAGGATGCGTAAGAAAGCAATCAAGATGCAGAATGATAGCACGAGTGGTGTAAAAAGAATGCCATTCAAAGAAGCTATGAAAAAGATTAGAGAGTCTCAAGCGGCGAAGAAAAATCCAGAGGATAATTTTAAGAGGTATTAAATGGTTAAATGTTTTTATAAAGGACGTAATGGTGTATCTTCTTTGGGAGAATCTCCAAGCACAAAGGAGTTCTTGGATATGCGTGAAGACCTTGCATCAGCAATAGGTCTTAAAACAAATAGACTTCCCAATGGAGTACTGAATGTGTATGAGGAAGACAGAATGCTAGGGACATATTATACAAGGGATGACTAGGTCTGTTGAATACATCAAGCAAAGGTATGCAACCCTGATGAAACTTTTGGAAAAAGAATTTCCAGAAAAGGGGGGTTGACACCGAAAACGATTCGGATATAATAAGCGAACCAAAGCCACTAGCGGAGAGATTAGATGCACTCAAACGAAATCAAAAGCAAACTGATTAGACACACATCATGTGATAAGTGTGGGTCATCAGATGCTAATGCTCTATACGAAGACGGAAGCCAATGGTGCTTCTCATGTGAGACTTACACCTCACCCAACACGGAAAGGACTAATGTTGTGACGATACAACACCAGCAACCACAAACAACTAGACAGCCCCTGTCACAGGGACAGTTACAGGCACTACCAGACCGCAAGATTTCACAGGAGACCTGTCGTGCTTATGGTGTTACTGTGATGAATGGCAAGCATGTGTATCCATACTACGATGACAGCAACAACCACGTTGCCAACAAGGTGCGACATCCTGACAAGAACTTCCACTCCGAAGGCAACATCAATACTGCCACACTCTTTGGTCAGCAGTTGTTCAGACAGAGTGGTAAGTATATCACCATCACAGAAGGTGAGATTGATGCAATGTCTGCATACGAAATGCTTGGTAGCAAGTGGCCTGTTGTGTCTGTTCGTAACGGCGCACAGTCAGCAGTCAAAGATGTCAAGGCACAGCTTGGATACCTAAACAACTTCGACAACATCGTTTTGTGTTTCGACAATGACGAACACGGCAAGAAGGCGGCAGAAGCTGTTGCTCAAATCTTTGAGCCTAACAAGTGCCGCATCATGCAGTTGTCAATGAAGGATGCAAACGAATACATCAAGACCAATCAGCGTGAGTTGTTCACAAAGAATTGGTGGGATGCAAAAGCATACACTCCTGCTGGCATCGTCAACCTCAAGAACTTTGAGGGGTTGTATGACAAGGACAACAGAGAAACAGTTCCATATCCTTACAGTGGCTTGAATGACATGCTGTATGGTATGAGGACAGGTGAACTGGTTACCTTCACTGCTGGTACAGGTGCTGGTAAGTCAAGCATCATTCGTGAGTTGGAACACCATCTACTCAACAATACTGATAGCAACATCGGAATCATCAGCCTTGAGGAGAATGTCAAGCAGACTATCTTCCACCTGATGTCTGTTGAAGCAAGTAAGCGTTTGTACGTTGACGAGGTACGTGACACTGTTCCACAGGAACTACTTGAGAAATACGAAAGGGCAACAGTAGGTACAGGCCGTGTGTTTGCCTTCGACCACTTCGGTTCTATCCAGACTGACGAGATACTGGCTCGTGTTCGATACATGATTAAAGCACTTGACTGTCGCTACATCATCATCGACCACCTATCCATTCTTGTGTCTGGCCTTCAGGGTGAGGATGAGCGTAGGAACATTGACAAGATGATGACTGCCCTTCGGTCATTGGTTGAAGAGACTCAGTGCTGCATGCTTCTTGTGTCCCACCTACGCCGTGCCAATGGTGATAAAGGACAGGAGCAGGGTGTGCAGATTAGTTTGTCTATGCTTCGTGGCTCACACAGTATCGCACAGATAAGTGATGCAGTGATTGCAATGGAGCGTGACCAGCAAGCATCCGACCCCATCGTAGCCAACACCACCACAGTTCGTGTTCTCAAGAACAGGTATGCAGGTGAGACAGGCATCGGTGCTTACCTCTTGTATGACAGAGAGACTGGACGTATGACTGAGATTGACGACCCTAATGCAGAAGATTTTGAAACCATTGATGTAGAGGAGTATTTATAATGGACTTTGAACAAAGAGCAGAATGTATAGAGTGTGGTTGGGTAGGTTTAGATATTGAACTTATTCTTAAGGACGTGAAACACGAACCCCGCCTGTCTCAGGAGCAAGGAGATATTCTTAAAGAAGCATTAATGTTTGTAGAAAAAACAAACGAAAAGTTAGGAAAGGGATGGGGTATTAACCTTCGTAGATACGAGTCTGAAGTTACGCTAGGCTCAATAGAAAAACAGCTTCTACCTGATGTGTACCCAGAAGAACACTGCCCTAACTGTAATGAAATAGGAAGCATAGTAGACCCTGACCAAGACCCTCACTTAGCTTGTTACTCATACCCGAATTGCGATATAGACCCTAATGGTTGTACTGTTTTAAATGGTGATGACGCAGAACCTTACGGACACAGAGATTAGGAGATTTGAACATGACACTTAAACCAATACACGGCGCAGTGAATATACCATTCAGTCGCCAGCGTTACGAGACATCAGATGCACCAGCAAAGGACATTGTGATGGAGTACCTTGTGCGTAATGGTCACAAAATAATTGACAGCAATGAAGATTTTTCTGTTGACATTAAGTCAGAAAAGAACGATAATAAATACTTCAGTGAGGTTGAAATAAAGTATGGATGGAAGGGTGATTGGAATCCTGATTGGAAAGAGATACGTATTCCATACCGCAAACACAAACTGATTAACAAGGTTGCAGATGCTGATGGCTTCTTTAACTTCTACATCCTACGCTCTGACCGCAAGGCAGCGTGGCGTATCAAGGACAACGTAGTTGCAGAGTCAGAGGTAAAGGAAGCCAAGGGGCGTAACATTATTAAGGGCGAACACTTCTTCCACATACCTTACGAGAAAGCGGAGTTGATTTATTTTGAAACGACTAGTAGTTGATATTGAGACAGACAGTTTAGATGCGAAAGAAATCTTTTGTATCGTAGCAAAGGACTTGGATGATGACCGTATATATACCTTTACACAAAAGAATATGGAACATTGCAAGCCGTTGTTGGAACAGTCCGACATTCTGGTCATGCACAATGGCGTGTCTTTTGATGCTCCTGTTCTTAAAAGATTACTAGGTTGTAACATCCCACTGTCTAAGATACGTGATACATTACTGCTATCACAACTTGCAGACCCAATGCGTGAAGGCGGTCACTCGCTTGCAGCTTGGGGTGAGAAGCTTGGCTTTGCTAAGATTGAGTTCGAGGACTTCTCAAGATACAGTGACGAGATGTTGAAGTATTGTATTCGTGATGTAGAGTTGACAGCAAAGGTGTACACTACACTAGTGCCTGAACTAAAGAAGTTTAGTCCACGCAGCATCAAGCTTGAGCATCAGATACGTGCTATCATTGACAAGCAAGAAGAGAATGGCTTTGCCCTTGACGAACCAAAGGCTATGCAGTTACTTGCTAAACTGACAGACGAATCAGAGCAGATTAAACAACAGCTACAGGATGTGTTCAAACCTATCGTAGAGCAACGCTACTCTGAGAAGACGGGTAACAGACTGAAGGATAAGGTGACTGTGTTCAATCCTGCATCACGTAAGCAGATTGCAGAACGCCTTATGGACTTAGGTTGGCAACCACAGAAGCACACAGAGAAAGGCCAACCGATTGTAGCAGAGGAAGTGTTGGAGAAACTTGACATACCCGAAGCTAAACTGATTGCACGATACCTTATGCTTGAGAAACGTGCATCACAGATTAAGTCGTGGCTAGAGCATGTCGATGATGACGGCAAGGTTCACGGCAAGGTACTAACACTTAGAACAATATCAGGACGGATGGCACACACATCGCCTAATATGGCACAGATACCTGCTGTGTATTCGCCCTACGGAAAGGAGTGCAGAGATGTATGGACTACTAGCTCTGATAATTATATTCTGCTTGGTAGCGATGCAAGCTCACTAGAGTTACGAATGCTTGCTCACTATCTAAATGATAAGGACTTCACACGAGAGGTTGTTGAGGGTGACGTACACACCGCCAACCAACGTGCGGCAGGACTGCCTACAAGAGACAATGCAAAGACATTCATCTACGCATTCATCTATGGGGCTGGTGCTGCAAAGATTGGACAGATTGTTAACGGCTCACCAAGAGATGGACAGAAGCTGATTGACAACTTCCTAAATAATATGCCAGCGTTGAAGACGCTACGTCACAAAGTTGACAAGCTTGCTTCACGAGGGTATATACTGGGACTGGATGGACGCATACTACGTGTTCGNCAAGCCCACGCCGCAATGAACCTGTTACTGCAAGGTGCAGGTGCTATTGTGTGTAAAGAATGGCTGAAGTTTATTACGATTGAAGCCACTAAGCGTAAGCTTGATTACAAACTTGTTGCAAGCATACACGATGAATACCAGTTCGAGGTTCGTAAAGAACACGCAGAAGAACTTGGTAGTGTTACAGCTACAGCAATGAAGCTTACGGAACAATCACTAAAGGTTCGATGCCCACTTGACAGTGAATACAAACTTGGAAAGTCTTGGGCAGAGACACACTAAAAAAGTGCTTGACTTATGATTCGAGTTGAAGTACTATATAGTAGTCGGCTGGCAATGGTGCTACCGACACCGAAAATTATACGGAGATAAAACGAAATGACAGTTATTACAGGTAAAGCATATTGGGCAAGCGTCCAACAACCAAACACAACATTCGAGCCAGAGTGGGGCATTGACATTCTTGTTGATGACAACAATCGTGAGGCTATCCAAGCCGATGGGTTGACTATCAAAAACAAGGGTGATGAGCGTGGTGATTTTGTACACATTCGTCAGCGTGTCAAACGCCGTGATGGTACAGAGAACGAAGCACCTACTGTGGTAGATGCACAGAAGAACCCTACCAATAAACTCATTGGTAATGGTAGCACAGTAAACGTACTGTACACTCCTTTCAATTGGGAGATGAATGGTAAGTCTGGTGTCTCTGGCATCCTCAAGAAAGTTCAAGTCGTTGACCTTGTGTCCTACGGCGAAGACTTAGATGTAGTTGAGGGTGGCTTTACCGAAGCTGCGCCAGCATCTAACAACGGAATGCCTAGTGACGAAGTACCCTTCTAAGCAATAGGCTAGTCAAACGGGTGAGAGCATGAGTTATTGGCTCTTGGGATAGCTACGAGGACGGGGACGCTATCATCCTTATATGGAGATTAATTACTTATGGACTACTCGTGGTACACATATGTTATATTTGGCATAATTATTAGCGGAATAGTTTATGCTATTTGGGAAGACATGAAATGAAAAAGAATATAGACACACTAATACCTGACATCTATGCTATGCTAGAAGAAGGGGTGGATACAGACAAGAAAGATATGCAAAAGTTTCTTGATGACTTTGCATCTCAAGTGCGTGAGGCTGCGTCCATCATACTCCAAGAGGGAGAACGTGAAGGCAAGACGAACTTACGCCTCTCTCAAATCGGTAAGCCAGACCGTCAAATCTGGTTTGGAGTAAAGGGTGTCGAAGGGCAGCCTATTGACGGACAGACTCGGATTAAGTTCCTTATGGGTCATCTGTTAGAGGCTGTCCTAATTCTTTTAACCAAGAGTGCTGGACATACAGTTGAAGGAGAGCAGGACGAAGTAACAGTCGAGGGTGTGTTAGGACATCAGGACTGTATCATTGATGGTGTCCTTACTGACATCAAGTCAGCTTCCTCCTTTGCGTTTAAGAAGTTTAAAGAGAACAGGCTAACAGAGGATGACCCCTTTGGTTACATCTCACAGATAAGTGCCTACGCTACGAAGCGTGGTGACACAGAGGCAGCATTCTTTGCTATTGATAAGAACAGTGGTGAGCTTGCTGTTACTAAGGTGCATGAGCTAGAGATGATAGATGCGAATGCTCGTGTCAATTATCTAAAGGGCATTGTCGATACCGATACACCNCCACCACGTTGTTACGATGACGTACCTGATGGCAAGTCTGGCAATCGTAAGCTGGCTATTGGGTGTGTGTTCTGCGGCTACAAGACTAAGTGCTGGGACAACCTACGAGCATTCAAGTATTCCAATGGTGTGCGTTACCTTACACAGGTTTCAAAGACACCAGATGTAGAGGAGATACCTATTTCATAATGACAAGAAAAAGAAACACCAATTACAAATCAGAAGCAGAATACCAAGCCNCNGAAGCAACTACATAAATTTAAGATTAAGTTTGAGTACGAGCCATTTAAAATAGAGTACGAATGGCGTGAGGATAAAAAGTATATCCCCGACTTTGTGTTACCCAATGGCGTTATATTAGAAGTTAAGGGTAAGTTTATGCTTGAGGACAGAAAGAAACATCTGTTCATTAAGAAGCAACATCCCGAACATGACATACGATTTGTATTCCAAGCACCTAATAATAAACTACACAAGGGTGGACGCATGACCTACGCTGAGTGGTCTGAGCGTTACGGATTCAGGTGGTGTAAACTATCTGATGGTATCCCAGAAGAATGGCTTGACAATCAATATGAAACAGACTAACATAAATGTAATCACGGATGAGTTCAGGCCAGACCCCTCATCACCAGAGCAGACATTGTTCTTATGTGTAATACTACAGGCATTGCTTGATGCAACCAAGCCAGAGTATGCAGGTGAGCCTACGAATGTCATGCTTGAAAGAGACAGAGCAAAGGCTTGGTTCTTTGCATCATACGGAACAACGGCAGAGGACTTTGAAGAAGTCTGTAGCCACGCTGGGGTAGACCCAGAATACATGAGAGATTTTGCATTCAAAGTTTTGAAATCAGGAGAGGTAGAATATGTCAGAAAGAGAATCAACGCAATCCTTGGACACGGCAACTGAGGATGTTGTCAACAGCCCTACACACTACAACGCAAAGGGTGTAGAGTGCATCGAAGCTATTGAGGCTTCTATGACAGGCTCAGAGTTCCAAGGCTACTTAAAAGGTAACGTGATGAAATACATGTGGCGTTACACCTACAAGGGCAAACCTGTGGAAGACTTGAAAAAAGCTGAGTGGTATCTCAAGAAGCTTATTGCTTCTGTCGAGGAGTCATGCTATAATTCACGTCTTGCTTTGTCAAAAGAAAGCATTGAACCACACCACTTTGTAGATATTATGAGAGGAAAAAAACCTAGATGAACACTAACTTACCAACAGACTACCAGACATTCATTGCGACATCACGTTACGCTAGATGGATGGATGAAGAAGGTCGTAGAGAAACGTGGGACGAAACAGTCCAAAGATTTATGGACAACATTGTTAATGATGTTGACATTGATGAGAAGGATAAGCGTGACATACACGAATCTATTCTTTCCCTGCAAGTTATGCCTAGCATGAGAGCATTAATGACCGCAGGTGCAGCATCAGAAAGAGATAACACATGTGTGTACAACTGTAGCTACTTACCTGTTGACCACCCTCGTGCCTTTGATGAGGCTATGTTTATCCTATTGTGTGGTACAGGCGTAGGGTTCTCTGTTGAAAGACAGTCCATCCAGAAGCTGCCTGTTGTCCCAGAAGACTTGCAACATGTTGAAGACATGATTGTAGTTAAGGACAGCAAGGAAGGCTGGGCAAAGGGACTGCGTAAGCTTATCTCTCTTTTGTATGCAGGTGAGATACCGAAGTGGGACTTGTACAACATCAGACCTGCTGGTGCAAGACTAAAGACATTCGGCGGTAGAGCCAGTGGACCAGAGCCATTGAATGACCTATTCAAGTTTGTCATCTCTAAGTTCAAGGGTGCGGCAGGACGTAAGCTTAACAGCGTAGAGTGTCACGACATCATGTGTAAGATTGGTGAGGTAGTAGTTGTTGGTGGTGTACGCCGCAGTGCTATGATTAGCCTGTCCAACCTATCTGATGACCGTATGCGTCACGCTAAGTCAGGCCAGTGTGGAGACTGACGGANACGTGCCTTGTCTAACAACTCTGTTGCCTACACAGAGAAGCCTGATATGGAAACATTCCTGCGTGAGTGGACTGCCCTTGTGGAATCCAAGTCGGGTGAGCGTGGTATCTTCAGCCGTGATGCGGCAGACAAACACGTAGCACGTAATGGCAGACGTAAGACTGGTATGGAGTGGGGGACTAACCCTTGTAGTGAAATCATCCTACGCCCTAATCAGTTCTGTAACCTAACAGAAGTTGTGGTTCGTCCTACTGATACAGAAAAGACACTCGCCAAGAAGATTAGACTTGCTACAATACTTGGTACAATTCAATCCACATACACACACTTACCTTACTTGCGTCCTGTATGGCGTAAGAACACAGAAGAAGAAAGGCTGTTGGGTGTAAGCCTGACAGGTATTATGGATAATGAACTTACATCTCGACCATCTGAAAACTTATTGGAGAAGCTTCGTGGTATTGCTGTACAGACAAACAGCGAAACTTCTGAGCAACTTGGAATTAATCCATCTGCGTCCATCACCTGCGTCAAGCCTAGCGGCACTGTATCGCAGCTTGTTGATAGTGCCTCTGGCATTCACGCTCGTCATAGTGACTACTATATCCGCACTGTTCGGGGTGATAACAAAGACCCTTTATCCAAGTTCCTAGCTGACGCTGGCGTACCAGCAGAGCCTTGTGTGATGAAGCCTGACAGCACAACTGTCTTCAGCTTTCCCGTCAAAGCTCCGAAGGGTGCTGTTACTCGTAATGATATGACAGCCATCGAACAGCTTGAGTTGTGGAAAACATATGCACTACATTGGTGTGAACACAAACCATCCGTTACGATTACTGTGCGTGATGAGGAGTGGCTCAAGGTTGGGTCGTGGGTGTACGATAACTTTGACATCTGTTCAGGNGTATCCTTCCTACCACACAGTGACCACACCTATGCACAAGCACCCTATCAGGACTGTGATGAAGAGACATACCTTGAAGCACTTGCGGCTATGCCTGAGAAGATTGATTGGACAAAGCTGTCTGAGTACGAGAAGGAAGACACAACATCAGGTTCACAAACACTGGCCTGTTCTGGAGATTCTTGTGAGGTTGTAGACATCAATGGTTAATAAGGTCACACCTACAAATACTCTTGACTGGTATATCAAATGGATTGCAAGCGGTTTCGTGCTGCTTGCAGTCGTATGCCGAAGCGTAGAGGAGATACCTAATAACTTTGACTTATACTTTAGTTTCTTAGGTACACTTGGCTGGGCATATGTCGGCTTCCTTTGGCACGACAGAGCGATTATGATTTTAAATGGTATCCTGTTATTCTTCCTGACGACAGGTATACTACGAATGTGGTTATGAAAGGGACATTAGATAATGTTATTAGATGCACTTACAAAGAAACTAGAAGGTGACGTTGCTGTTGCCAAAGCAAACATAGATACATACATAAACAATTCAGTAGGTATTGGAGAACACTCCGACATCATTGGTGCTATCGAAGGAGAGCTTGAAAAGCTTGCGGCGGCTGATGAGAAAATAAAAGCTATTGAAAATTACTTGTTGACATACGAATAATAATTTAGTATAATTATTGTGGTAGCTGGCTGTGCCTCCTTTCCTCTCTCTCTAGGTCAGCTACCACTTTTATTTTTTAAGGAGAACAAAATGCAAAGTTGGACACTAACATTTACAACTGATGAGCTTAACATAATTATGGCAGGTCTTGGCGAACTACCAGCTAAGAGTTCAATCAACGTCATACAAAAGATTCACGGTGTAATACAAACAACAACACCTAAAGACCTTGACCAAATGGAGCTACCTCTTGACAGTTCTGATAACGAACCTACCTAATCAGAAAGTATATGTACGTAAGGAGTATCTGTACGACCTTGAGAAGGGACACGGAGAATTTGTTGAGGGGCATTGGGTAACCGCCAAGTCCCTTCCAGGCCGTGCCTTCTACTTTGAAACATACCTGCCTGAGTATGGTGCGCTGTTCGACAAGCTGCCCATCAGTGCTTTTGTTTCAGAGCCTAACACACCAGACCCAGACCTACCACTAAGTGACTTACAGTTTTGGAACTGTATGGACTATGGTGTGACCACTGTGTACAAGCAGTTCATTGGCAGTATGGACTTTGAGATATTTACCAGAAGCCATAAAAGAGTTAAGGGTACTTACATCTGCACGTTAGATAACTACCACAACTCTGCTGACATTATAGATTACTCAACTGCTGAAGTGCCTGATGAACACAAGTCATTCAATATACTTGAGCTAGAGAATGGTCAGTACTGCGCTTATCCAAACAATAGGATGCGTGTATACGACAACTCTCTTACACCACAAGAGCCTAAAGAACCTGACTTCAAGGTGTCTACAAGATACTTCCAAGTAGAGAATGGTTTTGAATACAGGCTGGGTGATACAGAAGAATACTATTGGAAAACAAAAGACGATGATTAATAGAAAGAAACCTACAATCTATGTTGGCTATGACCCTCGTGACCATCAGGCTTACGAAGTGTTGGTACATTCGATAGAACAATACTGTGACAAGTTCCCTATTGTTCCTTTGATTGAACCTGCCCTACGCCGTGCTGGATTGTACCGCCGCACTTTGTTTGTTGATGAGTCTAATCCACGACAGAAGATAGACTACTTTGACAGGAAGCCATTCAGTACAGACTTCACGTTCACTCGCTTCCTTGTCCCTGCCCTCAACCAATACTCAGGGCTGGCCTTGTTTATGGATGCTGACATGTTTGTACGTGCAGACATCGAACAAATCTTTGACCAGTATGGTAGCAGAAGTGAGTATGCAATCTCCTGTGTTAAACACAAGTACACACCAACAGCAGGTAGGAAGATGGATGGTGTTGCACAGACACAGTACCACAGAAAGAACTGGTCTAGCTTTATGTTGTTCAACTGTGACCACGAAAAGACAAAGGAACTTACTGTTGATGATGTAAACCTAAAGTCTGGCGGTTGGTTACACAGACTATCGTGGCTTGCTGACGATGAGATAGGTTCTATACACGAAGAATGGAACTGGTTAGACGGGCATAGCCCTGTAAATATTGAAGCAAAGAATGTTCACTTTACTACTGGTGGTCCTTGGTTTGACAACTGGAAACCCAGAAGAAAGATTGACGAAGAGTATGCCTTTGAATGGAAGCTCTTTCAAGATAAGATATATACAGACAAATTGATGGAGACTTTGGGATAATGAAATATACTTTTGTAACTGCTTTTAATAAAGAACACTATGATGTGTATGCAAAGAAGATGCTGCAATCTGTTGTAGACAACTGGAATCAGGATGACTTTAGATTGGTTGTGTACTACGATGGCTATGGCTGTCAGCCTTACGATAAACCAGATGCACCAGAGGCAAGCTTTATTGAGTATCGTAACCTTGACTTACTAAAAGCACGTAACGATTTCATCCAAAGAAACAAGGACAAGAATGGTAGGTTTGCAGAAGCACCCTACAACTACCGAATGGATGCCACACGTTTCTGTCATAAGGTATATGCTTACACAGACCTAGCATACGAACTGATTGACCAAGAGTATAAGGGCTGGATGGTGTGGCTTGATGCAGACACAATCACAACCAAAGAGTTTACAGCAGAAGATGCCACGAAGCTTCTTCCTAATGAAGCAGATGTTGTCCACCTTGGTCGTATTGATATTGACTACAGTGAGACAGGGTTTGTTGGATGGAATATGGGGATGCACAATGCTGCCTCAATGATTGTAGATATTCGTGGTGCTTACGATACAGATGAAATCTTTGGCTATCGTGAGTGGACTGATTCGTTTATCTTTGAGCGTCTGCTTAACATCTACAAGGCACACGGTACACATGCACACAATCTGTCAGAGGGTGTTCGTGGCCTAGCTGTGTTTGAGAACTCTCCTCTTAAAGACTACTTCATCCACAACAAGGGCAACCTTAAATTTGACACACCTAAATTAGATACAGTTGCAAAGGATGTCAAAGGACCAAAGAGATACAAGCAGCTTGCAGATATGGTTCGTCACTACAGTGAAGGACTTAACTCCTTTTCTATTGTAGAGACAGGAACGTGGAATGGTGGTCGTGCTATTGAGATGGCTCTTGCTGCTTTTGAGAATGTAGATGCTGTTCACTATCGTGGCTTTGATTTGTTTGAGGATGCCACCGAAGAGACAGACAAGCTTGAACTCAACATCAAACAACACAATGCTTATNCTGCTATAAGCNACAGGCTTCGACAGTTCTCAGANAAGATGAAGGAGAACAGTAAGGTGTTTACCTTTACTCTTTATAAAGGTGACACAAAGAAAACAATGGAAGCCCACCAGTTTAATGACGTTGACCTAGCTTACATTGATGGTGGTCACTCTTACGATACAGTATCCAGTGATTACAAATATCTTTCTGGTGTTCCTGTTGTTGTGTTCGATGACTACTACAGCTTTCAAGAGGAAGACAAGGAAGTTCCAGAGGAACACGCAGGTATTATTAAGACATTCAAGGAAGCCAAAGATAAAAACAAATACATCCTTCCTTCACAGGATATGACAGCCTTTGGTTCTAATGTACACCTTGCTATCTTACTTGACAAGAATGCAAAGCCCCTTCCTAATGAGCTTATTAGGACACCTATTATTGTAAAGCCTAAAGACTGTATGCCTAGTGATTACATACGCAACAACATCAAAGAAAACTTAGAGCTTATCAAGGACTACGAGTGGGTACAGAAGTACAAGCCTACAGATGACCACGTTGCTGTTGTTTCTGGCGGTACGATTGACTTCAAAAGTTTAAAGAATGTTCGCAAGAAACATAATGCACAGATATGGTGTGTCAAACATGCACTACCTAAACTACTAGAGAAGGGTATTACACCTGATGCTTGTCTTGTTCTTGACCCCAGACCTATCGAAGGTATCAGTACACACGGCGTTAAAAGAACAGAACTATTCGAGAACATCCCACAGGAGACTGTGTTCTACGTAGCATCAATGACCGACCCTTCTGTTACTCGTACCATAATGAGTAAGACAGATAAGATAAAAGGTTTCCACGCCTTTACTGACGGCATCCGTGATACATCTATTACTGATAAGGTAGTGATTGATAAAGACACAGGCATCTCTGATGGAGCATTGTTAATATCTGGCGGTACTGCTGCAGCTACACGTACAATAGGATTACTGGATACACTTGGCTATCACAACATCCACCTCTTTGGTTTTGACTGCAGCATCGTAGGTATTACAGACGAGCAGAAAGAAGAGAAGGATGAAGAAGGTAGACCAAAGTATATCCACGTTGAGACAGGCGGTGAAAAGTTCTACACAACAGGTGAGCTTCTTGCTTTAGCACAGGACTTAGAGAAGATGTTTGAGGAGAAAGCACTACAGCTTAACATTCGTTATTATGGTAAGGACTCTCTTGTCTCACAGCTATGGGAGCAATCCTTTTATAGGAACGAATACAGAACA